CGCCCTCGTTCTGATCGGAGCCAACCGGCGTTCCCGTATCGACGCCCGCCGGAGCATCGGGAGCCTTGGTAAACCCAACCGGAAAAGCCAACCCTAATTTGCGTTCGCGCTCATGGTCCGCCGCAATGTTCGCGTCGGTATCCTCGGGATCGTCGCCCAACGCCTCGATAACCTCGGAACGCGACTTAAAACCGCTATCGACCATAAGCTTTTCGGCTTGAACGTCTTTCAACGGGTCAACCCAATCCCATTTCGGGGTTATCCACTTAACCCGCATGTATGGTTTTGGGTTGATCGCGAAACCCGGTAGCACAACAGCCCCGGAAAGAACGGCGGTTGGTAGCCAGCGACGATAAACCGGCCGGCAAAATTGAAAAATCAACGTTTCCCATTGGAATTGCTCGATACGCCGCTTCAAGTCCAACAATGCCGAACGAAGCGATGAATAATTGGCTTTCGACGTGTCGCCGGTAACTGAGAAATACGGCAATCCCATTGAAGCGCATAGTTCAAGCAAATTGCGATAGGCGAAAGGCTCATAATTTGGGCCAACGTCCGCCGGCTCCGAAAACTTGATATCGTGGCCCTTTGGTAATAGATGGGCCAATCCCGGTTCTAGCGTAACGTCCGCCGTTCCGGTGCCATCGGCTTCCGTGTCATCGTTGACAAGTCCGGTATTGCCGATATCCTCGCCCAACTCTTGAACAACAAACGCCATGAACATAGCCGCGCCCTTTTTGCGCGTCATTTCGGCGTCATTATATTGATCCATATCGTAAAGCTTTACCATCCCGGCGGTAAGCCAAGGACGGCCGCGAATTTGGCCCGGCCGGAGCGGCTTGAAGATATGCAAAACTTGTTCGGCCGGAACTCGCGTTCGCGTCATCGAATTGAACAGAATTGTTCCGTCGCCGGGATGATTGGGCCAGAACCAATAAGCGGCCCGGCGGCCGATCGCGTCGAATTCGATCCCTGATCGTATCACATTGCCATTCGGCGCGATCGAGGTATAAGCCGCGTCCAATTGCTCCGCTTCTAGCAACTGCAATTGAAGCGGAACCGTCAAGCCGTCCGTTGGCCTCCGATCGCGGAACCGAATGAAAACCTCGCCGGCATCGAACAACGCGCGGGCCGCCATCGATTGCAGCCCATAAAAGTCCGTCAATCCGTCCGCGTCCGCTTCGTCCGTCCAATCAAGGAAGGCTTGCGAAACCCTCTTTTTGTAAGCTGGCGTTTCGATCAGCGGTGACGGCTTGATCCCGGTTCCGGTTGCATAGCTGACAAAGGTTTCGGAGCCATTCGAACCGTGCGGAGTATTGGCGATCAACTGCCGCGTGCGAGCGCGGAGCATCGGCCCTTCGGTTGCCAGAATGGAATTGATATGCTGTCGGTTCGGAACCCAAGGCGACAGCCGCCGGCTTTGGCTGGCTCCCTCATAGCCGCGCGTTGGCAACCCGCCCGGCCACGACATAAGCGCGCCCTCGCCCCGCTGGCGCGGCCGTGGCGCTGGCGTTGACGGAGCCAGCCCCAACAGCCTATCGAGCCGGCGAGCAACGCCTAGCAACGCTTGGAACGGAGCTGCCATCAATGCCCCCTTATACGATGATAGCGACGCAACGCCGCCTCGCGCCCGCATTGCCGACATTGCCGGCGACCGTTCACAATATAGGTGTTGGCGTCGTTATAGGGATGCCCCTTTGGACAATTTGTTTTTCTCGCGTTGTGCCCTCCGCCCGACCATGTGTGCCCCGAGACTAACCCGCGCGCAACGTTTTCTTTTCCCGTCACCGGCTCAAGATGATCGGGATTTACGCAAGATCGAACACGGCATTTATGATCAAGCTGCAATCCAACTGGAATTGGCCCTCGCAACGTTTGATAAACAAGGCGATGTAAAACACGAACACGGCCGCCAAAGCTCATCTGCGGATAGCCCTTCGGATTTAGGGATCGCATCCAAACCCAACAACCGGAATTCGGGATAGGCATAACATCATCCCAAACTCTTTCCATTACAGAAAGGTCCGGCATTCTACAAACCCTTAGAGGTTAAGAAACGAATTCGCCGGATCGCCGGAGTTCGGACGCTATCGGCCGCAACCCCCAATTCATTCCGCATCAAAAGGACTTGGCGAACCATATCCTCCCGGTTGCGGTATTCGGTTGTCGTTACGCCATGCGTTACGCGGAGCGCGCCGGTTGCCAACGCGGCTTCAAGATCGGACAATTCTTCAAGCGTGTAATTAGTCGGCATCGTGCAACGCCTTTAGAGCATCGCCAAGCGCTTTCCAGCGCGCGTAACCCTCCGGATCGTCCTTTTGGAAAGTAGCTTCCGAGCTATCGTAGTTGCCGAGAACAAAACCGTATTCGGCATCATACAAAGCCTTTGCCGTTTCGGCGACAGTCCAAAGCTTTTGAACCTTCGCCTCCCTTTCCATTAGAAACGCCTCCGCGCCATGAATGGGCTAACAGTCGTCATTGCTTTTCGTGCGACCATCCCCGGAACTCTCGCTGGCGGCGGCGGTATGTTCGCCGGAACGCCCGGTAGGATAGCCGGCGGAACGGATACGATCGGCAGCGGTTCCGGCTCCGCTTCCGATACCTCTTTCGGGCGCGCCAGTATGCGCGAAACTTTGGTAGGCTTAAAGCCCCTATCGTTGATCAGCCCTTGCAAGGCCGCGTAAGCATAAACCCGAGTATCGAGCGCTTCATTCGATAGATGGCTTTGTAAATGCCATCGTCGGATCATGGCTCCGGCTTTACGCTCGATAATAAGACGTTCGGAAGTCAATTGATCGAAGTATCCGGCCGGACGCCCGGCCGGGAAATGGCAATATCCCGGCCCCGGTTCCTTGATCAACAATCGTTGGCGGATCGCTTCCTTTGCCGCGTTCACGCCAATGATTACCGGCCGGTATCTATGGCCCCGCTGCCGATGCCGTCGCGTCCGCCGGAACTCGCTCGCCGGCCATACCGGGAGCCATTGCCCGCCCCGATCGGAAGCGCCCTTGATCGCCCAAACGTTCCGCGCCGTCCGCGCCAAACAAAACTTATAGACTTCCTCCGTATTGTGCCCGCCGCTGTCAATGCACGTCCCCAATATCTTTAGGCGCTGCCCATCCTCGCGCGCCATCGGTTCCATTAGATGACGCTCCAATTCTTCCCAAACCTCCGGCTTGGCGGGATCGCCGATAAATACATTGTAGGCGAGCGACCAACTTTCTTCGCCGTCGCTCCAACCAACCGTTTCGCATTCGAGCCGCCCAACGCTGCCGTCCGCGCCGGGATGAACATCAACGCCGCAAGTGATCACGCAAACGCCATCGGGAACCGAAACCCAAGTCTCCCGGCGAGCCGCGACAGTTCTTGCAGCTAATTCCTTTGTCGCCTCCATTTTGTAAGGCAATGCCAATTGGGTATTGTAAAACGTTTGTTTGCTTTCCGGGTCTTTCTCCGCATCAATCCACTTTGCCGCCAGCTTCGGCATTGTGATATGTGGACTGTAAAGCTTCGAAGCCGTAAACCCCGCATGGGTATTTGAAACCGCGCGCTTCCCGCAATGCAAACAAAGCGCATAGCCAACGCCGAACGCCTCGACGTAATCCCATTTGCGATTTACGCGCGGGTCCTGTCCTTGCCCGCAACAAAGGAATGTCCGCGTTTGGAACCAACGAATTTGCTGCAATGCCTCGCGTCGCTGTTTTTCCGTCCAAGGCTTATTGCAAGCCTCGCAAAAGATCGCGGCCGTATCCGTATCGTGTTGCCCCGCTCGCTTTTCCCAATGAACGGAACGGAAGAATTCGAGATATTGGGAATGCCGGCAATGCGGACAAACGACATAGGGCCGCCGCATGTCGCTTGCCTGATAGCTCGCCCATATCCGGCTTGTTTCCTCCGCCGTTGGCGAGCAAGCGCGGATTGACAACCCGATCCCGAGTTCATCAAACGTCGATTTCCTTTCCTCCGCCAACGCGATCGGATCGCCTTCCTTTGTCGATTGGTATTTGTCGATTTCGTCCAACAGCACAACGCGAACCGGCCGCGCGGCCAAGTTCATCGGGGAGCCGGCGGATACCATCGCCACGAAGCCGCCGGGGAAATGCTTTATATCGATCGTATTTTCGGACTTGCGGGTTTTCGGATCACCAACAAGCGATTTCAAAACCGGAGTGTCCGATATCATCGGGGCCAGTCGTTCTTTCGAGAACGCTTCGGCCGCATCCTCATTCGGATAAACAACAAGGATCGGCCCCGGATCGGTATGGATTGCGCGGCCAATTACGTTTTCCATAAATGAAGTTTTCATAAACTGAGTTGCAACCATCAATGTAATGGTTTCAACTCCCGGCTCATCAACCGCCAGCATGGGGCCGCGCGCCGCCTCAACCCGGCGGGTTTGCCATTTGCCATATCGAGCCGCATTCTTGCTCGATAGATATCGATATTCGTCCGCCCATTCCGGCAACGATAGGGTCTTAGAAACTTCTAAACAACGAAATGATTTTTTATAGTAACCTCCTAAAGAGGCTTCTATCATTTCCAAATTGCGAAATTCAGCCATTGCATTCACACTCAACCATCGGCGTTATCTGATCATCAACGAAATAACACCTTCCGCACAACAACAATTCCCCGGTAATGAACGGCTGGGGATGCTCACACGATATCGGGCAATGATAATGGTTGCGCTCTAGCGTCCCATCGGGAACGCTTTGGCTCTTGCGATTGCTGACTAAAAGCTGACCTAAATTGCTCATGCCGCCTATTTCCTAGAAATTGTGAAAACGCGGAATATAAAAATCTAGCATTCCACCAACCGTGACCGCGCCAAGCAAACATCTGTTTACGATTATCTTTCAATTTTCTAACCGTAATGTTTCCAAATCCAACAACAGCCGCAAAACGTTCCACAATATCCCTATCGGAACTTTCTAAGTTAAGTTGAATAGATGGCCTACCGCAAGCCTTTTGCAAAACGGTTATTGATCCCTCGCCCTCAAATAGACCGGCGGCCCAAGCGTATTCAATATCAGTAGCTATCTTCATTAGCATATATCGAACCAATCATCCGGCGGCCGAGCGCCGCAGTTGCCGCATAGATGCCCCTCGCCAGCCTCATAGATATATTGATGATCCTCGCAATGTTCCGGACAGACTGCCGGCGAACCATCGGCCGGAGCGATCAACGTAGGATCGCCGCAAACGCCGCAAACGAATATGGCTTTATCAGCGCGCGCCATCGCCCGGCCGCCAGCCGGGAACGTGATATCGACGCCAGCGACTTCCGGCAATGGCCCGCCGTCGCTGCCCTCTATATTCTGCCCTGGCCTATGGCTCATTCCCCTGCCCCGTATTTTGCCGGAGGCATCGGATCGCGGTTTCTACCGCCTCCGGAATGCTGTCGCCTTTGGCTCCGCGCAAGATGAATTCGGATAGCGCATATACCATAACGGCTATTGCATCCTCCGGGGTTTCGCACGTCCGGCGCAACGCATCAAACAGCCATTCGACCAATAGCTTTTGATCCTCGCTCGGCTCGAATCCCGCGTGCGAACTCGCGCCGGATCGGCCGCGCGGCCAGCGGGAACGCTCATAGCCCGGCCCCCACCGCAATCTCCGCCGGAATTCCACGCATTCCAACCGACAGCCGATTGAGAATTCCCGTTGTGTGATCGCCAATCCATTTCGCCGTTACCGCGACCGGCGGAGGCTCCGGGAATTCGTCGCGATATAGCGCCGGCAAATGCACAAACTCGCCGCGCATGATCACCATTTTGTCATCCATATATGGCGCGAAATCGGCAGCATGAAATAAATCGCCGCGCTTTTCGGCTAAATCTATCTCCGCGCGCTCAACCTTTATAGCATCAATGCGCGCTTTCGGGCTACTTTCATCGGTTTCTTTAGGCCGCCCGCGCGGATTTGAGTTCGCTTTCCTTTGAATAATCCAATTTATACAGTCAGCCGAACTCAAAACATGAGCGTTTCCCTTGCCGCCACGATTGAAA